AGAGGAAATGGATTTAAAACCAGCAGTATTAATGAAAGCAGTCAAAATAGCTCACAAGGCTAAATTCCAAGACGAGTTTGATAAGTTTGATGAACTAGAAACTATTCTGGAATCTGTAGGCAAAACACTATAAACCAATTGACAAGTAAGTCATAATGCTGTATAATAGCAATATGATAAAGGTAAGTTTTCTATGAGTTATGTAGACGCATATTATGAACAAGGTAAAGATATTGTTACTGTCATAGAACGTGTTGATGGTAAACGTATTGTTAAAGAAGTAAAACCAGAACACAATTTTTATTACGGTGATCCTAATGGCGATCACAGAAGTATATTTGGTGAGCCTGTTACAGAAGTTAAATGTAATAGTTTAAAAGACTTTAAAAAGAATCTAGGCATTTGCAAACATAATGGATTATATGAAAGTGATATTCGCCCTGTACAAAAGGTATTAGAAAGAGATTACTTAAATATAGAACCCCCTAAATTACAAACAGCATTCTTTGATATTGAGGTAGACTTTGATCCACAACGTGGATATAGTACTCCTGAAGATGCTTTCTCCCCTATTACATCTATTGGTGTATATCTACAATGGATGGACGCAATGATATGTTTGGCTGTGCCTCCTAAAACTTTATCCTGGGAACAGGCACATGAAGTAGCAAGTCCTTTAAATGAAGTAAAATTATTTAGAACAGAAAAAGAAATGTTAGATGTGTTTTTAGATATTATAGAAGATGCAGATGTTCTAAGTGGTTGGAATAGTGAGTCTTATGATATTCCTTATGTAATGAATCGTATTACGAGAACACTAGGCAAATCAGAAACAAGACGTATGTGCTTACTAAAGAAACTTCCTAAAGAAAGAAAGTTTGTGCAATATGGTAAAGAAACACAAAGTTTTGACTTAGTAGGTCGTGTACACTTAGACTATTTAGAACTATATAGAAAATACAATTATGAAGAAAGGCATAGTTATAGATTAGACTACATTGGTGAAATGGAAGTAGGTGAAAAGAAAGTTGTATATGAAGGAAGTTTAGATAGACTTTATAATCATGACTTCTTAAAGTTTTTAGAATATAATATACAAGACGTTATGCTGTTAGATAAGATGGATAAGAAGTTACAGTTCATAGACTTGGCTAATATTATTGCACATGAAAATACAGTTCTACTGCCTGTAACTATGGGTGCGGTAGCAACAACAGAACAAGCAATTATTAATGAAGCACATAGACGTAATATGGTTGTGCCTGATAAGCCTAAAGGTGAACGTGAACGTGATACAGCCGCAGGTGCCTTTGTGGCAACTCCTAAGAAAGGATATCATGAATGGGTAGGTAGCATGGACTTAAACAGTCTATATCCTAGTGTGTTTAGAGCATTAAACATGGCTCCTGAAACTATTGTTGGGCAGGTACGTTTAGACTATACAGAAGAAGAAATAGCAAATGCACAGAAGTTAGAAAAAAGAAGTTTTGCAGATGCTTGGCATGGTAAATTTGCTACAAATGAATTTGTATTTGTAAATGATAAAGATGTTAATCATGTAATGACATTAGATATGGAAGATGGTTCAACACATGAAGTTACAGGTGCAGACGTATATAATCTAGTTTTTAATAGTGGGCAACCCTGGAATATAAGTGCTAACGGTACTATTTTTAAAACTGATGTACAGGGCGTTGTTCCTGGACTATTAGAACGTTGGTATGCAGAAAGACAGGAAATGCAAAAGCAAAAGAAAGAAGCAACTACAGATGCTGAGAAGGCCTTTTATGATAAAAGGCAGTTAGTTAAAAAGATTATTCTTAACAGTTTATATGGTGCCATACTTAATCCAGGTTGTAGATTCTATGATAAACGTATAGGACAATCTACTACTCTAACAGGTAGAAGCATTACACAACACATGGCGGCAGAAACAAATCGTATGCTGACAGGTGAATACAATTATGAGGGAGACTGTATTGTGTATGGTGATACAGACTCAGTTTACTTTAGTGCTGTTCCGGCCTTGCCAGAGGGCGAAGAATTGAATATGGATAGTGCTATAAAATTATATGATCATGTATCTGATACAGTAAGTGATACTTTCCCACAGTATTTGAAAGATACGTTTAATGTTCCTTTAGATAAAGGTGCTGTAATGATTGCTGGTAGAGAAGTAGTAGGCAAGTCTGGCTTGTTCTTAACTAAGAAAAGATATGCAATACTTTGTTTAGATATAGAAGGTTATCAGCCTGAAGGCGGCAAATTAAAAGCAATGGGTTTAGAAATCAAACGTTCTGATACTCCTGAGTTTATACAGGACTTTTTAGAAGATGTTTTGTTTGATTGTTTAGATGGTAAAACAGAAAGTGATGTACTTAATAAAATAATAGACTTTAAGGAATACTTTAAAAATTTGCCTGCCTGGGAAAAGGGAACTCCTAAAAGAGCAAACAATGTAACTATGTACACACAAAAGATGAACGCACAGGCAAAAGTTGCCACTAGTCATAGATTACATAAATTAGAAGCATTAGAGAACGAAGGCAAGAATTCAATGATACCAGGACATGTTAGAGCAAGTGTAAACTGGAATAACTTAAAAAAAGCAAATAGTGATAGTTATAGTTTGCCTATTACAGATAGCATGAAAGTAATAGTATGTAAACTTAAAAACAATCCAATGGGTTATACAAGTGTAGCCTATCCAACAGATGAACTCAACTTACCCAAGTGGTTCAAAGAGTTGCCTTTTGATGAAGAAGCAATGGAAGAAACAATATTAGATAAAAAGATAAAAAATGTAATTGGTCCTATGGGATTTGACTTAGATAAAACTACACAAAGTAAGACTTTGTCTACGTTTTTTGAATTTTAATCTAAAAAAATGGTGAAAATGTTATTGACTTTTCTAAATAGTAATGTATAATAGAGTATATCTCGGAGAATAATTATGGCAATAAAAGATGTATTTAAAGATGTTCTAAAGCACACACATGGCTTAGGCATTTTTGAAATGGTAAAAATAACTGGAGAGGTAGATAAAACTACTGTGGAAACTGTAGATGCAGATAAAACTGTTATCTTTAAAGGTGAAACACATAACCCTGTTCCAGATTTTGTAGACTCAACTGTTGGACTTAGCAGAATGGGTGTTCTACAAGGTTACTTACAATATCCTGGTTTTGATGATGAAGATGCTACAATCAAAGTAGTTACACAGGAACGTAATGGTGATGAGGTGCCTGTTGAGGTATCTTTTGTAAGTAAAGAAGGTAATGATGCTAATTATAGATTTATGTTAGCAGATGTTATTAATCAACAATTAAAAAGTATTAAGTTTAAAGGTGCAGAGTTTGATGTAAACATTGTTCCTACTAAAAAGAATTTATCTGACTTAGCATATTTTAATAGTGTGCTAGGCACATATGAAGCAAACTTTAGTCCTAAAACAGATGGTACTGAATTATATTTCCACATAGGAGATGGTGTTAGTGATAGAACTAAGATTCTTATTAGCAACGACATTGATGGAACTATAACTAAAGACTGGAGATGGCCGCTTGATATTGTATTAAGAATACTAAGATTAAGTGATTCAAGTAATGTTGTAATGAGCATAAATGATGAAGGACTATTACAAATAATAGTAGATTCAGGAATAGCGAAATATACTTACTTACTTCCAGCAAAGAGTTAATTATGAATTTTAATAAGAAAATAGAAGACTACGCATTATACTTACCGGCTATTAGTGCCTTTTATACTAGGCAATTAGCAAAGTATGAAGATGAAGTAGACACTATGAGATGTCCAGAAGGATTTGAAAATGGTCTACAAGGTCTTAATTTCTTAGATGAAGAAAAAGGTTATTACTATTATCCTTATGGTTTATACTCAGCCGGTCATGCTCAATTAGACTTAGATAAAACTGATATACACGAACGTATGATACAAAAACGTGATAGAAGTAAAACAGTTATATTAGGAGATTCAGGCGGGTTTCAGATTGCTAAGGGTGTTATAAAGTTAGACTGGGAAGATGCAATTAAGCCTGATAGCAAGGCCAGAGAGGCTCTATGTGAGAAGATGTTGCGTTGGTTAGAATATACAGCAGACTGGAGTATGACATTAGACTTTCCAGCATTTGCGGCCATACCTCCCTATAATAAAAAGACAGGACTTACAGACGTTAAAGAAACAATTGATATGAGTATGTATAACTTGGATTACTTTGTTAAGAATAGAGTGCCAGGTGCAACTAAGTTTCTTAATGTTCTTAGTGGAGCAGATGATGCCTCGGCACAAGAATGGTTTGATCTAGTAACTCCGTTTAGTGATCCAGCATTTGTGAAAGAACATTATGGTGACGAAGCAAGAACACTAGAAGGTTATGCAATGGCAGGTATAAACATTGGGCAGATGGAACAATTACTTAAAAGGCTTTTACAACTTCGTGAAAAAGGTTTATTAGAAGGTAAAGGTTGGATACATTGTTTAGGTACAGGTAAACTACATTGGGGTTGTTACTTAACAAGCATACAAAGACAATTAAGAAAACATGACAGTCCTAATATACAAGTAAGTTACGATGCGGCTTCTCCTTTTGTTAATACAGCATATGGGCAAACATATACTTACAACTTCTTTGATAAGAAACGTTTTGGATACTTTATGGATAAGGCTATAGATAATAAAGATCTTAAAGGTTCAACCTTACCAATGCCGTTTAAAGGACCTATTATGGATAGACTAACAGTAGGTGATATTTGTGTGCAAGGGCACGGAGATCTTAATAAAGCAGGTAAAGAATCTAGAACTAGTTGGGACACATTAAGTTACAGTTTGTACATGGGTCATAGTGTACATAATCATATAGAAGCATTTATAGAAGCAAATAGACTTGCTGATGTAGAAAAACATAGAACAGTATGTGATTGGAAAGAATATAGAACTGGTGAGAAAAAGACTTCTAGTACAAATGAAAGAAGCCCTCATGTACCAGGTATTATATTAATGTTTGATAAATTTGTAGAAGAACTTTTAGATCCTGCAAATCCAAATCCATATAAAATGTTAGAGGATAACAAACTATTCTTAGATGAAATTACACAGAACGGTTG